TGAATTAGAGGAAGCTACCTTTGGTAGAGGCAAATGGTTTGATATTGAAGACGATGTTGCTGACCCACAAAAGCAAGATATAGCATATTTAAGGGAAACTCTTCTCAAAGATTTCAAAAAGAACAAAATTCGTAAAGGAATTGCGGAATGCCTTATAAATTCAGCAGTTTTTGGCACAGGTATTGCAGAAATTGTTCTTGAGGAAGAAAAAACAATGGCTCCTGCTACTCAACCGGTTATGGGTGGCGATTTAACAGCAGTTGGTGTAAACATACAAGATAAAATATGTGTTAAATTACGACCAGTAATGCCTCAAAACTTTTTAATTGATCCTATTGCTACATCAGTTGAAGAATCAATGGGAGTTGCAGTAGATGAGTTTGTTTCTTTACACTCAGTTGAGTTATCACAAGAAAAAGGAATATACAGAAAAGCTGATATAGCTACTTCCCCACCTGATTTTGATATTGAACCTGACCAAGACGCTGTTTCTTACTCAGACAATAAAGTTAGACTTTTAAAATACTATGGGTTAGTTCCTAAATATTTACTGGAAAAAGCACAAGCGGAAGAAAACGCTGAAGTTGAACAATTAACTGAAGAAGACTCAGAAAATACTAGTGAATATGTTGAAGCTATTGTTGTAATAGCCAATGAAGGTGTTTTATTAAAAGCAGAAAAAAATCCTTACATGATGGGTGACAGGCCCATAGTGGCATTTCCTTGGGATATCGTTCCTAGTCGTTTTTGGGGTAGAGGTATATGTGAGAAAGGATATAACTCACAAAAAGCTTTAGACGCTGAAATAAGAGCTAGAATAGACGCTCTTGCTTTGACCATTCACCCAATGTTAGCTATGGATGCTACTCGATTACCTAGAGGGACTAGACCTGAAGTTAGAGCCGGAAAAGTAATATTAACTAACGGTTCACCAAATGAAGTTCTTAAGCCATTTAATTTTGGTAATATAAATCAAATTACATTTGCACAAGCAGACGCTTTACAAAAGATGGTACAAACTGCTACAGGAGCTATTGATTCAGCAGGAATTCCGGGATCAATCAATGGTGACGCTACTGCCGCAGGTATATCTATGTCTCTTGGAGCAATAATTAAGAGACACAAAAGAACTTTGATAAACTTCCAAGAATCTTTTTTAATTCCGTTTGTAACAAAAGCCGCACACAGATATATGCAGTTTGCTCCGGAAGAATATCCTGTAGCTGATTACAAGTTTCATACATCAAGTTCTCTTGGTATTATTGCTAGAGAATATGAAGTATCACAGCTTGTACAGTTGTTACAAACAATGTCACCTGAAACACCAATGTATTCTCAGTTAATTATGTCTATCATAGATAATATGAATTTATCTAATCGTGAACAATTAATGCAAGCTCTTGAGCAAGCTAATCAGCCTGATCCTCAAGCTCAAGAAGCGGCTCTTGCAACACAACAATCTCAGTTGGCTTTCCAAGCGTCACAAACTGCCGCCTTAAATGGACAAGCTTTAGAAGCACAAGCTAGGGCGGCTAAGTTAGCTACGGAAGCTGATATACTTCCTGAAGAGTTAGAAATTGATAAACTAAAAGCTATCACAACTAACATTAAAGAAGGAAATCAAGATGATAAAGAGTTTGAAAAACGATTAAAACTAGCCGATAAACTTCTTAAGGAAAGAGAAGTTGCAGTAAAAGAAAGGATGAATTAATGAAAATTTGGTATTTACTTCCCCTATTGACTTTAGCATTTGGATGTGTTACAGTAGAAAAGGATTATAAGCCAATAACTTTTGAAGGAAAACCTTTGTTTGATCTTCACGAAGTACAATGTCCTAGAAACATGGTTAAATTCTGTCAAGGACCTAATAGAAAAAATGTAAATTGTGGGTGTGTTACTCAACGAGAAATGACTCAAGCTTTTGATTTTTTACGATGAGTTGGTTGGAAAACTATAACGGAGAAGGAGCCAAATGGTGGCACGTAATACTATTGTTTCTTTTCTGGGGTGGATTGTTTGGTTATATGTATTTTTTTGGTGGAGAACCAGAGGTAATAATAAATGAGTAAGAAAAAAGATCCAAGATTAGAGAGGGCCGGAGTTAGTGGATACAATAAACCGAAACGTACCCCCAATCACCCTACAAAGAGCCATGTTGTCGTGGCAAAGGAAGGTGACAAAATCAAGACGATTAGATTTGGTCAGCAAGGAGCCAAAACAGCGGGAAAACCAAAAGCGGGTGAATCTGCTCGTATGAAAGCTAAAAGAAAATCTTTTAAAGCAAGACACGCTAGAAATATAGCCAAAGGTAAAATGTCTGCGGCATATTGGGCTAATCGTACAAAGTGGTGAGAAATGAAAAAGTTATGGAAAATATGGGCGTTAAGCCTAGGTCAGCCTATTGGTGATACTGAATCAGAGGTAGAACTAGTTTCCATAATAAGAACAATTATAGTTCTAATAAATATAACTTGTTGTTTTTTAATTATGTATAATATATTAATGAGGTAATTATGGCTAAAGGTGTAAAACATTATTTTCGAGATGGTACTCCTCATATGGGAGGAACTCATAAAATGCCCGATGGTTCATTACACAGCGGAGCAAGACATACAAAAAACAGTAAGCCTTTGTTTCACATGAAGGACTTATCTAAAACTGCTAAAGCAAAAGCAATGAGGAAAAAATAATGCCAAAGAAAAAAATGACACCCAAGCAAAAAAAGCTTGCGGCTATAGCACCTCCTAGAAATAAAATAACTAGAAGAGATATTATTACAGCGGCTAGAAGAAATAAAAGAAGAGGCAAAAAGTAATGGCTAGTAAAAATGTTCCTGTAAATAAATCTTTATATTCAAGAGTAAAGTCAGAAGCAAAGCGTAAGTTTGCAGTATATCCCTCAGCTTATGCCAATGCTTGGCTAGTAAGGGAGTACAAAAAACGTGGCGGTACATACAAAAAAGTCAGCACCAAAAAGAAAAAGTAAAGCTAGTGGCGGTTTGACTCGTTGGTTCAAAGAGGACTGGCGAGATATTAAAACTGGCAAAAAATGCGGTAGAGGAAAGAATGAAAAAGGAAGGCCGTACCCGGCTTGTAGACCGTCTAAGCGAGTCTCAAGTAAAACACCAAAGACTACTGGTGAAATGTCTTCTGCTGAAAAGACGAAATTTAAAAGAGCAAAAACTTCAAGCAAAAAAATTTCTTACCAACACAAAAGAAAGGGAGTAAAAAAGAGATGATGTACGGATATGGTAAACCCAAAAAGAAAAAGAAAACAGTTACTAAGCCAAAGCGAAAGCCTAGAAAAAAGTAATACTTGACTTTTTCTTAAAAATGTGATACAATATAAAGTATACTATAGTATAGTATATTAATTAACTAACTGTCCTTTGGAGAAACAGTATGGATACAACAGAAGATCAAGTCACTATTGAAAGAATCCACAGAGAGTATGAAGAAATGTTCAGAACTCAAGGTTGGAAAAATCTTCTCAAAGACTTAACTAATAATGCAATTCAAATAAACTCAGTAGATGCTTGTAAAGACCTAAAAGAACTTCATTTTCGTAAGGGTCAACTTTCAATTATAGCAAATGTATTGAGTCTTGAACAAAGTTTAAAAACAGCTAAAGAACAAGCTGAACAAGAAGAAATAGAATCACTTGAAGAAGATACTGAAGTTTCTAAAAGCATAAACTAATGAGAATCTTTATTGATTTTAAATGCAGTAACGGACACACTACTGAAAAATTTATAGATAATAAAACTAAAGAAATAGAGTGTCCAGTTTGTTCAGAAATAGCTAGTAAAGTTATATCTCCTGTTCGTAGTCTCCTTGATCCCATATCAGGTGATTTTGTAGGTGCTACCATGAAATGGGCTAGAGACCGCGAAAAGAAGATACAAAAAGAACGTAAGGCAAATTCGTAGTAATCCTTACATAATACACCTCCATAATTGGATTACCAACGGGGTTTAATAATGGCAACTTTTATAGATGAGCGTCAGGATAAAGACGATAAAAACGAAACTGAAGAAATTAGCGATATAAATGAAACTAGTGTTGACAAACCTTTAGAACCAATCGAGGAATCAACACCCGAACCAGAAGCAAAAGAAAGTACTGAGGAAGAACTTCCAGATAAGTACAAAGGTAAAAGCACAGCGGAAATAGTGCGTATGCACCAAGAAGCTGAAAAACTTTTAGGTAGACAAAGTTCTGAAGTAGGTGAGCTAAGAAAAGTCGTTGATGATTATATCCAGACTCAACTCTCGACCACTAATGCACCGAAAACAACGGATGAACGACAGGAAGAGATAGATTTTTTTTCTGATCCTGAAAAAGCAGTTGATAATGCGATTAGCAATCATCCTAAAATAAAACAAGCAGAACAAGCATCTGTAGAGTATCAACAAAAAACAGCGATGTCTGAATTACAAAAAAGACACCCTGATATGAAAGATATTTTATCTGATGGTAAGTTTGTTGATTGGATAAAAGCTAGTAAAATAAGAACTCAACTCTTTGCACAGGCAGATCAAGATTATGATTATGAAGCCGCTGATGAATTGTTTTCCACATGGAAAGAACGTCAGCAAATAGTAAGCCAAACTGCAAATAATGAAAAGCAACAACGCAAAGATGCACTTAAAGCGGCATCTACTGGCAATGCTAGAGGAAGCGGTGAAAAACCATCTAAAAAAATCTATAGACGTTCAGACATTATTAAACTAATGAAGGACGATCCAGAAAGATATTTAGCATTGTCAGATGAAATAATGCAAGCCTATCAAGAAAGGAGAGTCCGAAACTAATTAAGGACTTAGTATTATGGCTACATCAACATATCCCGCAATGGGCGGGGCGGTAGGAGTATCAGACGTAGGTACGTTTATTCCAGAGATTTGGAGTGACGAGGTTATTGCCGGTTATGAAAAATCTTTAGTACTTGCTAATTTAGTCAAAAAAATGGCTATGACTGGTAAGAAAGGAGATACTTTACACATACCAAAACCAACAAGAGGTACTGCCTCTCAAAAAGCTGAAAACACAGCAGTAACAATTCAAAACGCATCTGAAAGTGAAGTTCAAGTAACAATTAATCAACACTTTGAGTATTCACGTTTAATTGAAGATATTGTTGAAGTTCAAGCTTTAGCTTCACTACGTCAGTTCTACACAGGTGACGCAGGTTACGCTCTTGCTAGACAAGTAGACTTAGACTTGTTTGCACTTGGTAAGTCACTAGGTGACGGAGATGGATCAGACTTTACACACTCAAACGTATTTAATTTTAAAGGTACAAATGGTATTGAATTATATGCGGCTGATGCTGTTGCTGATACTGACGTTTTCAATGATGCCGGTTTCCGAGCGGCTATCCAACAACTAGATGACGCAGATGTCCCAATGGACGGACGTTCTTTAGTTATACCACCATCAGTAAGAAATGAAATTATGGGTATTGACCGATATATGTCTTCTGACTTCGTAGACGGAAGAGGCGTAAGAAACGGTCTTATCGGTAACCTTTATGGTATCGATATCTTTGTTTCATCTAACTGTCCAGTAATTGAAACTGCGGCTCAAAATAGCGCAGGTACAAAAGATGTCAAAGAAGCTCTACTTCTCCATACAGACGCTATGGTTATGGCAGAGCAACAAGGTGTACGTTCACAGACTCAGTACAAGCAAGAGTTCCTTGGAACCTTGTATACTGCTGACACTCTTTACGGAGTCAAGGTACTTCGACCAGAGTCAGGCATAGTATTAGCTGTCAACGGATAAGTAAAAACGAGGGGAGTCTTTTGATTCCCCTCATTTACTAGGAGTTATCATGGCATTATTTAGAGGAGCAGGTGGCTCTGGAACATCTACAGCTTTTGGTCTTCTTGATGAAGTTACTCAACAAGCTTTACTTGCTCAAAACGCAAGTGCTCTTGCAACTCAAGCTATTAACTCTTTTGATAGTTTTGATGATAGATATTTAGGAAGTAAAACTTCAGACCCTACTTTAGATAATGATGGAAATACATTATTAGTAGGTGCTTTGTATTTTAACTCTTTATCAAATGATTTAAAAGTTTACACAGGATCAGCTTGGATAGTTACTTTAAATTCAAATAGTAATATAGACGCAGGAAATTTCTAATGGCACAAACAATTCAAATTAAAAGAAGCACCGGAAACTCGGCTCCAACTAGTCTGGCTAACGGTGAATTAGCTTATCTTAATCACGCTTCCGCAAAAAAACTTTATATAGGCCGTCCCGGTGGCAACGCAGGCGATATTGACATTATAGGCGGTAAAGATACGGTCGATTTAGCTGACGGTGCGCTACAAAGAAATGGCGGCACAATGACAGGTGATATTACATTTAACAGCACGCAAGCTTTTGATGGCAGAGATTTATCTGTTGACGGTGCAAAATTAGACGGTATTGAGTCTAGCGCAGATGTAACAGATGCTACGAATGTTGCGGCCGCAGGTGCATTAATGAAAACTGGCGGCACGATGACTGGAAATCTTCAGCTTGAGGACGGTGTAAAAATTCAATTTGGTGATAATCAAGATTTTCAAATAGTTCATGGGGCGACTACTGGGAATTTTATATTTGACCAAGGTCCGGGTGATTTTAAATTAATTACTAACGGTTCTGGCATCGAGATACGTGGTGGTGGTACAACAGGCGGCTCTTCAAATGTTAGTTTAGCAAAATTTCATTCTGATACTTCAGCGGCCTCTGGTGATCAATATTATGTTCAATTAAATCATGGAAGCAGTGGTTCGCAAAAATTGCGAACAGCTTCTGGTGGTGTTGAAATTACTGGAAGCCTCACTGTATCTGGTGACTTAAATATTACTGGAGATGTCAATAGTACCAGTGTTACAGATTTAGATGTTACTGATAAAACTATAACAGTCGGTGTAGGGCAAACATCTGCACAAGCAGGAGCGTCAGGTCTTGAGGTTGATCGGACTGACGGAACTAATCCAAAATTTTTATACAACGGAACACAATTTGAAATCGATGACGGTGACGGTAATTTACATGGAGTTATACACGAAGGTAATTCTGCTACACAAACTTACACTATTGATGGCGGTACATTTTAATTAGGTAGTCCTTTATGGCTCAAACAATTAAGTTAAAAAATTCTGGTACGTCATCTAATATACCCTCATCATTAGAACATGGTGAGTTAGCTATTAACTATGCTGACGGCAAAATATTTTATAAAAACTCTAGTAACAATATAGTTGAATTTGCTTTATCAAGCACTGCAACAGGCGTAAATGTTACAGGCGTAAGTACAAATGCCGCATTAGGACTTGTGTTTCACACTGGCGGCAACACATTACAAACAGATGCCCATTCTCAATTAACCTTTAATCCATCAACAAACATTTTAAGTGTTCCGAAAATTGGGGTGGGAACGTCAGCACCCGCGACTTTATTTAATGTATTTACTGATACAGGTCGTGATTTTAGAGTTGATCATGGAACTGCAAATAGAACGATATTATCTACTGATCGTGGAATGATAATCAAAGCGGGTGGAGGTTATTCATTAGATTTAGATACAAATAGTTCAAGCGGAACACTGCGGTTTTTTGCTAACGGTAGTGAGGTTGCTAAGTTTGATAGTTCTGGTAATTTTACTATAACGGGATCAAACGCTGATCTTACTCTTGGCGCAACTGGCAATGATATTACATTCAATAGAAATGCTGATAATTATATAAATGCTCAAGCGGGAACATCTTCAAATATAATAATCAATCCTGAAAATCGTTTTGTTGTAAATACATCAGATACAGAGCGTTTACGCGTTGATAGTTCTGGTCGTTTACTCATTGGGACAACAAGCACGACTCCGGGATTCTCTACAACAAACGGACATGCTTTTCACGTAGGAGATGCGTCACATATATCTCGTGATCAAGGTGTTGCTCTTGTTATAAATAGAGGAACGAATGATGGTGGAATAGTACAGTTCAGAAAATCAGGCACTTATGTAGGCGGTATTGAATCTCGTTCAGGTGCTGTCACTACAATGATTTTCGATCCACGTACAAATGGATCGGGAATAAGTGGTACAACAAACGGTTTAATACCAACAAACCAATCAGGAACACCAACAAATAATCATGTTGATTTAGGTTCAAGTACTAATAAATTCAAAGACGCTCATTTCAGTGGAACAATAACTGGTGGACAAGACTTTAAAGCCACTGGCAATAACATGAAACTTCATGCGGGTGGCAATCATATTATCAACATGGATTTAAACGGTAAGTTTTATCCACAAACGCATAATGCCGTTGATCTTGGTTATAGCAGTACGTTAGCGTTCAAAGATTTGTATCTTAGCGGAAGTATCAAACATTCGGGTGACATGACCATCGATGTTGGTGGTGGAGATATCTTGTTAAAAGACGATGGGACATGGTTTGGCTTGATAGCAAATACAAGTAGCGATTTGGTTATCAAATCCATCATACAAGACAAGGATATAATCTTTAAAGGAAATGACGGTGGATCGAATGTCGATGCGCTTAGACTTGATATGAGCCAAGCGGGTGAAGCAGATTTCAATAGTGCCATAAAAGTAGCGGGTGGTATTGTTGCTCATCAAACAAACAGAGGTGTATTGGAATACGCATCAAATGTTTTCAAGATACGATCTTATGGTGCTACCTCTGGAAGTGGCTCAATAACGCTTTCAACAGGTGGAGGCGGTGCAAGTGCTGATACGGTTGCTCTTACATTAGATAGCAACCAAAACGCTACATTCTCAGGTAGCGTTAGTACAGATCAAATAAACAGCGATTCTTTCAATCTACGCAATACCTCAAATGGCAATATGATCAAAGCTGTTTCGGGTGGTGCAGTAACTTTGTATCACAATGAAAACGCTGTGGTTAAAACAAATGGCAGTGGTTTAGTTGTAGAGTCTGGCATGAATTTTAACATGACAGGCAATATGATGATCGGAGCGACTACTACGCCCGCTTCAAGGCTCCACGTCCAAAATTCGACAACGGAAGAATTTATTTTTGAAACAACCAATAACAGCACTAGGTCACAATTAGAAGTTAAATCTCCAAACAGTTCTGGCAATCCTATACAGGTCAGACTAAGCAGTATGGGAGATAGTAATTATGGCTTGCTCTACACATTTACAAACCACAATTTAAGTTTTGCAACAAATAACGCGGCTCCACAAATGACTCTGGATACATCAGGGCGCTTGGGTATTGGAACTTCTCCCGCACAAAAACTTGACGTTGCAAATGGTCATATAAAACTTTCCGCAGGTTACTCCTTACAATGGGATAATTCTCACGAAAGAATAGAACAATCAGATGGTAATTTAGAATTTTTTACAAATAATAGTCAACAAATGACCATAAGTGGCTCAAATGTTGGTATTGGTACATCATCCCCTAATTCGTATTCTGGTTATAACGCACTAACAATCAATGGTTCAAGTGGAGGCTTGTTAGATTTTGAAACAAACGGCACATTTGTTGCAGAGGTTTGGGGAGATGGAACCGCGGGTTTAGGATTACAAGCAATCGGAAGTCGGTATATAAGATTTCTCACTAATAGCACAGAGCGCGTAAGGCTTTCGCCAGATGGTAAGCTTGGAATCGGAACCTCATCGCCAGACGCACCTTTAACAATTCATAATAGCTCCGATCCAGAAATTAGAGTTGGATATAACTCATCACAAGATCACAGACTGACTTGGGATAGTTCAAAGTTATTTTTAGACGCTGATCCAGATAATGCTAATAACAACTCAGCGTTGGGTTTTAGAGTTGACGGCAGTCAAGTCGGTTATTTTACTAATAGCGGAAATTTTGGTATCGGAGCGAGCACATCGCTTAGTTACAAGTTCCAAGTGAGAAACGATGTTGCCGCATCAACCGATTTAGATCCCGCTTCAGTACGTCTTTACAACAACTCTGATGGTGGCGCGGCAATTTTATTTGAGAATGGCGTATCAGCAAAATCAAAAATTTCTTTTGGTGTGGAAGGAACTGGAGCAAGCACAGATGAAACTTTCATAGGCTTTAGCACTGGTGCTAATACGTCAATGAGTGAAAGCGCGAGGATAACAAGTGGCGGTTCTCTTCTTGTTGCTAAAAGCGATTTTACTTTTACGACTACGGGTATTGAGTTACGAGGCGGCAATGGCGGAGCACGGTTTATTAGAAGCAACGCCGAACCTGTCATTATGAACCGAACAGGTTCAGACGGTAAAATCCAAGGACTGTATAAAGATGGAGTTGAAATAGGTAGTATTGGTGTAGACAGCGGCGACAACTTATACATTGCAGGGTCTGCGTCTAATCATGCCGGTTTGTATTTAGGTACAAATGTAGTTGCTCCTCTCAGCGCAGGAAGTTTAACTGACGATGCTGTTGATATAGGAAATTCCGATTATCGTTTTCAAGACGCTAATTTAAGTGGGACGGTAAATGCAAACAATATAAGTGTTGCAGAGGATATTAAACACGCAGGCGATTCTGACACTTACATAAGTTTTGAAAGTAACAGCCAAGTATTTTATTCGGGCGGAACACGAAGCATCGATCTGAATCCGGGGTCAATAGTTCTCAATGAAGGTGGTGGTGATCAAGACTTTAGAGTAGAAGGTGTAGGCAAAAGTCATTTGTTATTTACAGATGCCGCAAATGGTAGGGTTGGCATAAATATATCAAATCCTACACAGACTCTTGATGTTAACGGTGGCGCTAATGCGTCAGCAAGATTTATCACAGGAAACTCAGCGGCACAATTTAATCAATACAATAGCGGAGCAGTGTTGTGGCTTGATGGATCAGATGGCGATTTTGCGGGTGGTGATTACTTTGGATTACACGCACAATCAGCAACCGATTTTTACATTAGTTATGCTTCAGCAAGAATAATGACCCTTACGAGTGGATCGCTTGTTGGTATTGGCGAACAAAATCCAGACTCTCAGTTACACATTAAGAAATCTGGACCGATCAATATTACAAGTGGCGCGAATCGTACAGGTGCAGTCTTAACACTAGAGCACGATGCACAGTGGGAGAACGGTTATACAGGCGGTGACTTCTACGGTGGTATTGAATTTAAGAGTGGTGATGGTTCATCGGGTCAAGGTTTACGAGCCGCAATACGATCTGAAAATACAACTTATTACAATGCAAGCAACTTAGTTTTACAGGTTGCTAACCATGACGACAATATTACAGATACCAAAGTAGAAATCGAAACTCACGCGATTACATTCTTTACAAATAATACGTCTGGCACGAACCAAGAACGAGCAAAAATTACTGACGAACAATTACTTGTCGGTAAATCTGCGAGTAATATAGCTACGCAAGGTGTTGAAATATCAACGACAGGTCAGATTGTTGCATCACAACCGGGCGCATCCGCTTTAAAAGTCAATCGGCAAACTAATGAAGGTGCATTGATTCAATTCTATCAAGGCAACAACTTTCGGGGTGAGATTGGGATATTTGGCTCTGATCCTTATATTGGTTTACAAGATACAGGATTACGATTTGGTTATGCGGGACTAAATAACATTATCCCATTTGACGTTAACGATGTTCAGATAAGTGACAATGCAACAAGCCTAGGGCATCAAAACGCTAGGTTCCACGATCTTAATATGGGCGGGACTGCTTATATCGGGGAAAAAATTGCGGTGGGTACGACATCAGCAGACGGTTTGTTGCACGTTTATAAAGGAAACAGTGGGCATACTTGGAGCTTTGATGGTGGCGATGCTTTTATTCTTGAAAACAGCGATTCAGTAAGCATTAATATTGCTACCCCCGCATCAAATAGTGGAAACATTTTATTCTCTGACGTAAACGCAAGAGGTCAAGGGCGTATTTCTTATACTCACCATGACGATGCTATGTCATTTATGACGGGGGGTATTAGCAATACGCGTCTGTTTATTAACAGTTCTGGACGTGTTGGTATAAACACAGTATCACCCACAACAAAATTAGAAGTAAAAGACACTGGATCAACTTCTCTTGGTGATGACGCTAACGTCATGCGAGTAGTAGGTGATGATCACACTAGATTGGTTATAGAAAGCACATCGACAAGCGGACACAGAGGTTGTTTAGTACTCAAGTCAGATGGTGGTGAAGAAGTAGATATTTCCACTTTTGGCAATAACATCATGCTTTTCAATGTTAATAGACAGGAGGCTATGAGGATTGATGCTAATAAACGCCTTATTATTGGCGGGACATCATATGGAGCCTCAAACAGTGTTGGTATTAATTCAAGCGGATCAGCATATTTTGATTCTACAGCTACAAATGTTGTAGAAGTAAACAGAACTTCAAATGGAAATGCCTTGGCGTTTCATAATAGCGGTAGTTTGGTTGGCTCAATAACTCTCGGTAATACATCTACCGCATATAACACATCTTCAGATGCTAGATTAAAAGACAATATTGAAGATGCAGACGATAGCGGTGAAAAAATAGACGCTATTCAAGTCCGTCAGTTCGATTGGAAGTCAACTGGCAAACATCAAGATTTTGGAATGGTTGCACAAGAGTTGATCCATGTAGCTCCTGATGCTGTAACTGTACCAGAAAATACAGGCGAAATGATGTCTGTAGATTACTCAAAACTAGTTCCTTTACTTATGAAGGAAATTCAACAACTACGGGCGAGAGTCCATAAACTCGAAGAGGAAAAATAAAATGGCAGTAACTTGGAAAATCGTTCAGTTAGAGCGTAATTCAAAAGCACCTAATAAGGACGGAGTAATTGTCGCTCATTGGGAGTGCACAGATAGTGAAACAGTAGGAACTGGAGATAGCGCAGTAAACCATTATGGGCGTATGTACGGGTCAATTTCGTGGACTCCAGATTCTACAAAAGAAGGTTATATTAAATGGTCAGACTTAACCGAAGCAGACGTTATTGGTTGGGTACAAGAATCTGAGCAAATTAATAAAGATGAAATCGAAGCAAGTGTAGCGGCTCAAATTGCTGAGTCTAAAGCACCTGCGGTAACAATGGGAGTGCCTTGGTAATGTCTAATCCTAGTGTACAACTGCCCTTGTGGGCCTTGCCTTTGGTGGTATCGGTGTTTGTTGGTGCAGTCTCCTACGGAGCGGCCCAAGCTAATGCACAGGCTACCGCTAAAGAGGTTGAACGAGTTGAAAAGATAGTTGAGAAGGTTCAGGCTAGTTCATCTGAGCATGGTAAGCAGATAGCTTTGAATTCACAGGCAATCAAAACGATTGCTGATGGATTAGCAGAGCAAGCTGAAATATCTAAAAGCACAGATGAAAAGTTAGGCAAACTTATTGAGATAATGCTAGAATCTAAAAGGTGAAATTAAAACTTCTATTTGCACTTATAATTATTGTAGAGGGGGAGCCGGAAGGAAAACGTACTACATACTGGAGAAGCTTACAGGACTGTCGGTGGTATGCACAACTGCTAAGTCAAGAAGACAGCTACTATCATCCTGTGGAAAAAGCATATTGTAAAGCGGCTTGGGTAAATCCAGATGAAGTGGAAATAAATAGTTTAAAAATAAAACCAAAACCAATAGCAGAAGAAAACGAAAACAATAATTAGGTAATTATAATGACTACAATTTTAATTAAATCAAAAACTACTTCAGGAGCACCTGCTGAATCAGACTTAACAGTAGGCAATAACTCTAGTACTTTTGGTTCTGAAATAGCAGTAAACACAGCAGATCAAAAGATATATACTAAAAATGTATCTGGTAGTGTTGTTGAGTTATCTCCTGCTTTACATGCTTATCCTGTAGGTTCTATTTATATTAGCACTTCAGCTACTAATCCTTCAGGAATTTTTGGAGGAACTTGGGAAGCATTTAGTGCCGGAAGAGTATTAGTGGGACACAGCGGATCAGACGGTGATTTCAATGCGGCAAGTGCTACAGAAGGTGGAGCAAAAACAGTAACAGCCAGTATTACAGTTCCTAGAGATGGTTGGGGAAATGAACAAACTGGAAATAAACTTACTGAGCCTACTCCGGCAGGTAGATTAATTACTGGAGATGGAACTTCAGATAACCAAGATTTTAATAATTTAGCAACAGCATCAGGAGATAGAACTTTTACAGATGATATTTCTACTTTGCAACCTTACATTGCTGTTTATATGTTTAAAAGGACCGCGTAAATGTCACTCTTGCTAAATACATTGGTTGAGCCAGTAACAGGATTATTAGATAAGTTTATTCCTGACGCAGATAAGAAAGCTAAGTTAGCTCACGAGATAGCTACGCTTTCCGAAAAACAACATCAGGAAATAATGCTTCAACAAATAGAACTTGCTAAAATAGAAGCACAAGGCAGTATGTTACAGCGAACTTGGCGGCCTATGATTGGTCATTGCTGTTGGATTGGCTTGATGTATAATGTAATTATAAGCCCATTTTTAGGCATTTGGTTACCCGTACCGGAGATACAGAGCGACTTGCTTTATCCCGTTTTACTTGGTATGCTAGGCATGTCTGGAATTAGAGGGGTCGAAAGAGTTAAGGGGAAAGCATGACATATTTAGAAGCTGTAAATAGTGTATTATTAAGATTAAGAGAGAACGAAGTTCCATCAGTATCAAATAATAGTTATTCAAAATTAATTGGTGAGTTTGTAAATGATGCAAAAAGAATTGTTGAAGATTCTTGGGATTGGCACTCACTTAGAACTACGTTTACAATAACTACTGTTGCAAATACGTTTAGTTATCAACTGTCAGGATCAGATGTTGGCTTAAAAACATTAGATGTTATTAATGATACTTCTAATTATTTTATGAAACCAGTATCATCAACGTATATGAATAATGCTTATTTAAACAGTGCTGTCCCTAATAGTTCTCCAGTGTATTATTCTTGGAATGGTTTCAGTCAATCAGGGGAAGCTTTAATAGATGTTTATCCTATTCCTGATAAAGCTTATACTATAAGAGTAAACGCTGTAGATAAAAAAGCTAGGATGTCATCAGATAGTGACAATTTATTTGTACCTTCAGACGCAGTAATACAATACGCTTATGCTTTAGCCGCTAGAGAACGTGGAGAAACTGGAGGAACATCTGCCGCAGAACTCTTTGGAATTGCAGATCAAACATTAGCGGATAGAATTGCATTAGACGCAGGAAGAACGGAAGAAGAAACTATTTGGAAACCCGTATAATGGCCCAACCAATAAAACAACTTACTATACAGGCTCCAGGATTTTTTGGGATAAATACCCAAGATTCCCCTGTAGGTATTAATCCTAATTTTGCTTCCGTTGCTAACAATTGTGTTATAGACAAGCAAGGAAGAATAGGGGCAAGAAAAGGTTTAAGTAGAATAAGCAATGCTGATGTTACTAAAAATATTGAAACTATATTTGAAGCTACTGATCTTGATGGTGCAGTTACTTTATTTTCCACTGGTAATAATAAAATATATAAAGGTGATACTACTTTAACTGAATTAAATTTACCTAATGGATATTCAATATCAGCTAATAATTGGAAAATAGTAAATTTAGCTAATAAAGTTTACTTTTTTCAAACTGGCCATGTTCCTTTAGTTTATACTACAGGTACTTCTATTTTAGCAAATACAAACGCTCCTCAAGGTAATGAAGCATTAGCCGCTTTTGGTAGAGTTTGGGTAACAGACACAGCAAGCGATAAAAGTACAATTAATTATTCAGATGACTTAGACGGTACAACGTGGTCCGGAGGTTCATCAGGAACATTAGATGTAAGAGAAGTTTGGACATCAGGTGCAGATGAAATAGTTTCACTACAAGCACACAATGGTTTTTTAATTATTTTCGGTAGACATGAAATATTAATTTATAGAAATCCAGATGATGTAATAACTTCAGGAGAATTTTCTTTATCTGACACAATAGAAGGTGTTGGGTGTATAGATAGAGATTCAATACAAAATATAGGAACTGATATTTTATTTTTATCAGATACAGGAGTAAGAAGCTTAGGTAGAGTAATACAGGAAAAATCTTTGCCTATGAGAAATGTTAGTAAAAACATTAGAAATGATGTGTTAGACTTAATTGCTCAGGAAACATTGCCTATAAAATCAGCATATAGTACACAAGAGGCTTTTTATTTACTTACGTTTCCTACTAGTAATACTGTGCTTTGTTTTGATATTAGGTCTCCTTTAGAGGACGGAACTTATAGGGCAACAACTTGGTCTGAAATGAATCCTAAATGTTTTTGTGTTAGAAAGAATGGAGATTTACTAATAGGTAAATTAGGAGGAATATATAAATATTTTGGATTTAACGATACTGAAGTAGTTAGCGGTGCTTATCAAATAACCGATTATGATTTAAGATATTTTAGCAATCCTATGAATTTTGGTAATTCATCAAATATTAAATTTCTTAAAAAACTTAAGATAAGAGTTATAGGTAATAATTCATCTGAGACAGTACTAAATTGGGCTTATGATTATTCAACTAATTTTAACAAACAATTATTTGTAAATACTAACCAACAAACAAATTTAGCGGAATATGGAATAAGCGAATATAATACAACTGCTGAATACTCAGGAGGACTTGATTTACAAAATCCAGAGGTTAATGGAACAGGAAGCGGAACAGTTTTAACTATAGGTCTTGAAACTACCATTGATGGGGCCGAATATTCAATACAACAAATAGACTTAAGTGTATTACTAGGGAGAATCATATAATGTCTAATTATACTAAAACAACAAATTTTACAGCAAAAGACTCTTTGGCTTCTGGTAATGCTAATAAAATAGTTAAAGGTGCTGAGATAGACACAGAGTTTACTAATATTGCAACACATATAGCAACAAAAGCAGATTTAGCTAGTCCTACTTTTACAGGAACAGTTAATGCTACAAACATTACTTTAGCAGGAACAATAACAGCCGCTAATATTGCGGGAAATTTAGCAGGAACGATAAGTGGAGGTACGTATTAAATGTCATTATTTGGAGACATAGTGTCTGGCATTTTAGGATATAAAGACTCTAAAAGAGCCATAAAAAGACAAAGAAATTTTATGGACGAAATGCTAGGACGGTATACCGATGCCGGTCAGGAAGCTAGAGATGATTCTCAGTTTCGACCTTTTAGTGTTACGTCTTCAATAGGAGGTGCTGACGCTACAGCAGAGGGAGGTTTTAACATAAACCTATCTCCTCAGCAACAAGCCCTTCAGGACCGTTTATTTGCCGCCTCAGGCATGTTTCTTGATCAACTAGGGGGAGACCCTTTTGATAAAGCAGGACAGCTCTATGAGCAATTAAGAGCCATACAGAGGCCCGAAGAAGAACAAAGACAATTAGCTCTTGAAAGCAGATTAAGAAGACAAGGAAGGCAGGGCTTAAGAACTTCAATGTTTGGTGGAACTCCTGAGCAACTTGCATTAGATTTAGCTAGAGAAAGAGCTAGAAATGAAGCATTGTTCCGATCTTATGGACAAGCAAGAAGAGATCAAATTCAAGACTTTGGATTAGTACAAGGATTACTAGGAGCAGGTGATAGCAGAAATAAACAAATTCAAGACTTAATTAGGCTAGGTCTTGCAGGTTCCGAAATAGCACAAAGAGGACAACTAGCAGGAGCTAAAAATAATCTAATGGCTACATTAGGTGGTTTAGGTTTCTATGGAAATCAAGGGCTAAACTTGTTAGACATGCAAAGTGAAAAGGACAGCGCGAGGTCTGGTTTCTTTAATAATTTATTTGGTAACCTAGAAAGTGCTTTTGCAAACGCGGCAATGGCCGGAAGTGGCGGCAGTACTGGGGGAAATCTTAGCGGTGGAGGTGGTTTTTAATGGCTATTAATGATTTAGTAGGTTTACTGACTGGGACTAGCATGACTCAGCAGTTACCTCCAATTACTTCTAATCCTCAAGTTAATATTTTAAATAGAATGAGGGCAAATACTCAGCAAATAACTAAAGCAGGACGAGGTGTTGCAGGGGGAGTTAGAGGATTATTAGGATTACCTCCGCTTCCTCCAAGTGAAGAAGAAAAAGCACAGACGTTAAGACAAAACTTAAATGCTTTAGATTTAACTAATTTAGATGATCTTGAGTCATTTGTAAATATGATAACCCCTTACGATCCCATTAGAGCGGCAAATATAGCTACTGGAATAAGAGAAAAAAGAGCTATTGAAGCAGATAAAGTAGCAAAAAGATTAGAAAAAGAAAAAGAACAAGATATTTTTGGTGATTATTTAGATAAACATTTTCCGGATCAAGGTTTAGGTGAGTTAGCAAGGAGCGGTGTTTTAACTTCTGATAATTTTAAAGATGTGCTATCCTCTGGAGATGATGATTCTTTACCTTTTCAGTTTGGAGGATCAGATCAAGTTATGGATGAAGAGGGTAACATTTTTTATGTAACTCAAGTAAAAAATCCTTTAGATGGAACAACTAAAACCTCATACTCACCTATTGGGGGATCATCAAATACACAACCTGTAGGTAAACTAACTCCTTTAACAAGCTCAGGAGAAACTGCGGCAGTTCAAAGAAAAGGAAAAACTGAAGCTAAACTTCAAGAAGAGTACGGTAAAAGAAGAATGAACGCTTTGACTAATATGCCAGATTTACTAGCAACAGAAGAAAAACTATTTAGAGCAGTAGAGTTAGTAAATACAGTTCCAACTGGAGGACCGATAAATTTAGTAGCTTATGGTTTATCTGATTTCTTTGGAACTACTTCAGCAGACAAAGCAGAATTAGAAGTTCTTCTTGGTCAAGAAATGTTTGCAATTTTAAAGCCTTTATTTGGTGGTGTTATTTCTGAAGGAGAAAGAGAGTCGATTCAACGTATTTATCCAAACTTAAAGAGGGGAAGTGCGGCTAACCAAGGAATACTTAAAGTTTTAACTAAGGCGGCAACAGACGCAGTTAGAAATGGAAATCTTTTAATAAAATATAAAAATTATGCTGATTATGATACAGCAATTAGTCAGCTTGTAGAGGAAAAAGATAAAACAAGCGAGACAAAAACAATTAAGTTTTCCGATTTAACATAAGGAATAATAATGACAGAGCTAGTAAACATTGAGCTTCCTAATGGTACAATTATTGAGGGAGTTCCTGCAAACATTAGTCCGGAAGTATTAAAAGATAAAGCAATTAAAAATGGATTAGCAAACGCTGAAGATTTTAATGTTGCTACCGTTAAAAATGAGGCAGGTTTTTTAGAAAGCAATCTTGATATACCTTTTGGTATTGGAGGAGCTTTAGCAGGAGCAAAAGCAGGTGCAATGACTGGTGTTCCTCCTTTGATTCCTGTAGGTATGGTATTGGGAGGTGCTTTAGGTACAGGAACAGGTTCTTTAACTTCCGACTATTTAACTAAAGATGAATTAGACTTTGATAAAGCAGTTAAAGAATCTTTAATATCTATAGGATTTGACGTAGGAACATTAGGTGCAGGAAAAGTAATTAAACCGGCATTTTTAGCCTCCAAAAAAGCACTAGGTTTTACACCAAACGAAGTAGCAGAAGAGATAGCGGCTAGTTCTAAAGTGGCCCAAGCAGGTTCCGAAGAATCACTAGCACAGACACAAAAAATACTTGAGGGTCAAGGCTCTAGTTTAACTAGATTTCAAACTGGAAAAGCTTCAGCATTAGAAATCTTTAGTGAAAAGATAGCGGAAGCCGGTCTTTTATCTGGTCAAGAAAGCTTAAAAAATATTTCAAAAGTAAATGAGGCCGCACAAAAAGCTTTAGATGAAGTAATGACAAGAGTTGACTTAAGAACAGGTGTTTCACCCTCAAACATAGGTGATGCAATGTTTGATACTGTATCGGCAGGTCGTATAGCTCTTAGCGAAACGTATGAAGAAGGTTTAAATTTTCTACAATCAAATTTGCTTAATAAAACAGTAAATGCTATTGGAGTAAAAAAAGCACTAGAAAATTTTTTAAAACAAAATACTGAACAAACTTTTGATATAATTAACGGAGTTAAAGAAGTAAAACAAATATCAACTTTA